ACCGCAAAAGACATGGGGGACTTCTGCCAGGGCAGATTCGACCCGATCATTGCCGACAACCCCGATTCAATAGCAAACCAACTTACGGTAAACGATTCCAAGTCACTAAAAACTATCCGAAGATGCGTACTTTATATGCGTGGTATGCAAACGGCCCTTTCACTCAAATCTATGCCCATAGACTTCATCGTGTTCGATGAGCTTGATGAGGCGCCGGAAGATAGAGTGGCTCTTGCCCTGAAGCGCATGAGCCATTCAAAAGTAAAAAGAGTTCTGAAATTATCCAACCCCTCGATTCCCGATTATGGTGTAAACATTGATTGGCAAAAGAGCGATCAGCGCCATTGGCTTTTGAAGTGCCCTAAATGCGGTCAATATACATGCCTTGAAGAGACGTTCCCGAATTGTCTTTTGAAAGTTAACGGGGATGTCATCCGCGCCTGCGGGCACTGCCAAGGCGAACTGAACCCGGCATTGGGTGAATGGGTAGCCAAGAAGCCGGATATAATGGACATCCGAGGCTATCAGTATTCGCAGCTTTTCTCCCAATTTGTAACTCCCAAAGAGATTTATGAAGAATATAAGACTACGACCAACCTGCCCGTCTTCTGGAACATGACGATAGGGCTTCCGTATATCGAGGCCGAAAACAGGCTTTCTACTGAAGAGGTTTTGGCACTGTGTTCAAATGAAGGCATGTTGTCATTTGAACAAGTCTCTTGCTACATGGGGGTTGACCAGGGCAAGGGTTTGCATGTCGTAATCGGCAAGAGCCATTGGCAAAAAAAAGGCCAAGTTGTTCATATCAGCCAGTACCGGGACTTTGAAGAACTTGACGCTCTTATGAAGAACTTCCATGTGGTTCGGTGCGTCATCGACTCGATGCCTGAGACAAGGAAAGCCCGTGAATTTGCCGAACGGTTTCCGGGAAGGGTCTATCTGAACACGTACAACCGTTATCACAGAGGCCCGTACAACTGGAACGACGAGAATATGGCAGTCGGCTGCAACCGGACTGAGAGCCTTGACGCCTCTCACTATACTGTGACGCGAAATGAGATCATTTTGCCCCGGCAAAGTGACGAGGTAAAGACATTCGCAGACCACATGCACAATATCGGCAAGCGGTTGGAAGAAAACAAGGAAGGGAACAAGGTTTACGTGTACCGGAAAATGGGGCTGGATCATTACAGACATGCCTATAACTACTTTGTAATGGCTTTGCAACAGGGAATCCAGGGCTGTTTTAGTGATAGGGATTTGAGATGATCTCTCGCATATCCGACCACTACATCGACACATCTGACCATAAGCAATACTCCCGAATCGTGGGCGGTTTAGCCTGGCCCACTCTTGACAAAGAAGGCTTCATGGTGGTTGTCGGAGAGGAATTCTTGCGTGATGAGGCCATAGACGCCAACCCCTTGCATCTTCTAGCTGAAGTGAAGGCCAAGGATTTATCCATAATCGGGCGGCTTTACGGAGAACTCACAACTACTTTCTTTGCCGGTCCCTGGGTCGGAAACCCGGATGAGAAGTTTTTTATGCACCATATGAGGGAGAGCATTAAGGGCTTTTCACTAATTCCCGCCCCTCATTACAATGACCCCGAAAGCGCCTATCATTACAAAACTCTTATTTATAACTTGACAGACCCGCAGAAGAAGGTGTTGAATTTGGGTGCTAAAAGTCGGCTTGTAAGGGGATTTTTCAATAATTTGATCCCCCGCGACTTGACCGGCAAGGCCGACGAGAAGCCGATACTTGCGGCTATGGGGTACGCTGTTGCTCAACTTTCAACATTTAAGCGCAAAGAGACGAAATCTGTTAGTGAACACATGGAGAGCCTTAACGCGGGCCAGAGGTGGTAATAGACTAGAATCTTAACCTGATACAATCTTGCTCTCCTGGGTCGCTCCCGGTTGAGGGCCGCGAATATCGAAGGAGCCGTTTCTGTTGCAACAGGCAGGAGCGGCTCTTTCTATTCGCACCAAAGAAAGATTTATGCCGGAACCCAACGACAAAATAGCCCTAAAGCTCGATCAGATTAAAAAACGGCTTGATAAGGAAATCAAGGCCGACAGCAAAAACCGTGAAGACGGTATCGCCTGCATGAAGATGATCGATGGTGAAGGTCACTGGAGTCCTGACGAAGAAAACGACCGCAGGAAAGCAGGCAGGCCATGTTTGGTAATAAACCAACTCCCGAAGTATCTCAACCAGGCAACGGGCGAACAGCTTCAAAACATGAGCCAGATAGAAATACGGCCAATGTCCAACAACGCCAATATCCAAATTGCCAAAATCAGGGAGGGATATGTCAGGCAAATCGAATACGATTCCAATGCCGATATCATTTACGCTTGGGGATCGAAACATAAATTCGCGGGCGGTCTTGGCGCTTGGCGGGTGATAACGACTGAAACCGACGAAAATCCCTTTATCCAGACAATCAAGATTCAGATGATCGAAAACGCCTTCAACGCCTACCTGGAAAACGGCGGCAGGGGCGATGAGCCAAATTACGGTTTCATTCTTCACAAGATGAACAAAGACGATTTCGACGCTGAATACGGCGAGGTCGGCGGCAGCTTGACGCCTCTTGCCGGAAGCGGTTATTCATACGATACGACCAGCGAAGAAAACCAGACCTACTTCGGGGAGTATTTCGAGCGCCAGCACGAAGAAGTGGAAATGTGCCTTTTTGATGATGGGACAATTCTTCCTCGTGACAAGGCGAACGAAAGGATAAAGAAGTGGGAGGAAAAGGCTCAAGAAAAGATAGAACAGTTGCAGGCTCAACTACGGATGGCGGAAAGTGCCCCACCGTCTTTACCTTCCGGTATCCCCCCTGCCGTTCCACAAGCCCCGCCGCAAGGAGGGATTGCCCCGAATGCCGCTACTGCGGCCCCGCAGGGGATGATACCGCCGAATATGGCGCCTGCTATCCAACCCAAGCCGCAGGGGAAGCCGGAAATAGTCAAGACCAAGAAAACCAAGAAAATCATCGTTAAGAGGTTTCTGTTCAATTCTGAGATGATTTTCAATGAAAACGGTTTGGACGGGGAACGGATTGCAGGGAAGTACATCCCGATAGTTCTTGATCCCGGTCGGCAGATGAATATAGCGGGCAAGGTTTCAAGGTCTTCGATTGTAAAAGATGCGCTCGGATCGCAGAAGTTTTTGGATTTTGAAGTGAGCGCAGCCGCAGAAATAACGGCGCTTCAACCCAAGGCCCCGTGGCTCGCTACCGCAGAAATGATCGAAGGCTACGAGCAGGACTATAAACAGGCCAATATCAAAAACTTCGCCTTTCTACTCTATAAAATCGACCCACTGGCTCCAGACCAAAGACCGACGCGGCAAGGTCCGGGCGAACCTCCCGCCGCCATATTCCAACTAATAAATCAAGCAGACGGTTGGATAAAGTCCACAATCGGCCAATTCAATGCAGACGTGGGTGCGGAAGGCCCGGAAAGGTCCGGTACGGCCATAAGAAGCCGTCAGAAGCCGGGGGATACCGGGACATTCGAGTTTTTCGCAAGCCACAATAAGTCGGTCGAGCGAACCGGCAAGATCATTAACGCCATGATTCCCGAAGTAATCGACTCAGCGCGTGATTTGCCGGTAAGAGCGCAAAACGACATTGAGTCTTGGGTTCCGGTAAATACCACGGCGGGAGATGCTCTCGACCGCGTTCTTGCCAATCCCGAACGCTACAAGGATATGAACGTACACGAACTCTATAAACTCGTATCGAGCGAGGGCCGGGGCGCCCTCTATAATATGCTCGGGGTAGGCGAGTACGGAGTTCGGGCCAAGGCCGGAGCATCTTATGCTTCTCAGCGCGAAGAAACCGCCGCCAACATGGAACGGGTACTTCAGTACGCTCCGACCGAAATTCCTTTCTACATGGATCTTATCGCCGAGTATCAGGATTGGCCGGGGTCCGATGAATTTGTGGAGCGGGCAAGAAAGAAGCTCCCGCCCGGACTTGCAAGGCCAAGACCCGGAGAAAAACCACCGCAACCACCACCGCCCAACCCGCAGATGCTATTGGCACTGGCCGAGATCGAAGCGAAAAAGGCAGAAGCCAAGTTTAAGCAAACAAAGGCCATAACCGAGCAAATCAAGGCCATCAAAGAACTTCAGGAGTCAAAACCTGAAATGGAGAAGGTGGCTATGGACGTACTTAAAAGACTGCTTGCCGAAGAGGAACAGATGGGGCAGGCCGGTATTGCACAACCAGCGCAAGGATAATTTATGCCCGAGATCGCATCTCAACAAACGCCAGCCGTAACCGGAGCGTCGGCTACTCCAAACGAACAAGACCCAAATCTGGCCGTAAAACCAGGAACGGAATCGGCCCCTGTTCAGTCCGTAACGGCGGATTCGGACCCCGCAGCAACACCTGAGACCAAACTGCTGAGGGAGTTGCAGGAACAAAGACGGAAACGCCAACTGGCCGACCAGGAAGTGTCATATCTGAGGGGAAGGCTCGAAGCAACGCCTCAAACTCCGGTTCAAACTGCACCGACGCCGGAGCAAATAGTCATCCCCCCGCGTCCGAAGATGGAGAATTTTGAATCTCCTGACGCCTATGACGTGGCGATGGATGCCTATAACGATGCAAGAGCCGAAGCCAAGTTTGCCGAAAAAAGAGAGAAGGAACGGCTCGAAGAAGAGCAGCGTAAAGACCGCGACCGGATAACTCAAATTGACGCCAAGTATTCTAAAAACATGCTTGCTCAAAAAGAGCTTTACCCGGATGTTGACGAGTCGATCAGCCGGATCGGACGCTATCTCGATCCTCAAATGCAGATCATCATTAAAAAATCCGATATCCCGGCGGCTCTTCTCACTCATCTTGACGCCAACTCGCAGGAACTCCAAAGGCTTCTCGCCCTGGACCCTGTGGACAAGGCGCTAGAGATGGGCCAACTCGTAGCTTCCATCAAGGCTAAAGACAAGCCTCAAGGCGATGTCCGTATTGTTTCTCAGGCTCCCGATCCTTTGAAAGTACCAAGCACTTCGGGACCGCCGCAAACTGTCGAGTACGACAAAATGACTGACGCAGACTTTTTCGCAATGGAGAAGAAAAAGCGCGAAGAACAGTTTGCGAAAATGGCGGCATCCCGTTAATCGGGAGATTAAAAAATGCCAAACACACTGCTTACTCCGACTTGGATCACGCGGAAATCGCTGGACGTTTTACATAATACGCCGGGGTTTCTTGCGACCATCAATAAACAGTATTCAACAGAATTTAAGGGCAAAAACGGAATGATCGGTTCGACCTGCAACGTGAAGTTGCCGCCCATGTACTATGTAAGGCGCGGCCCTGTTGTTGATATCCAGCCGATCACTCAAAGTTATGTGCCCTTGACCATCACTTCAATGTGGGGTATCGACCTTCAGTATTCGGACGCGGAAAAAGAGATGTCGCTTGAGAACTATGAGAGCGAAATCATAAAACCCGCAATGCTGAAGCTCGCAACCCAAATTGAACTCGACATCATGAAGTATGCGCTTCTGCTCTATAACCAAGTGGGAACCTACGGCGTATATCCCGGAACTCCGGGAGGAACCGCCAAGACGCTTACCGACAGTTCGGCGCCCATCGTTTTCGAGTCGGCGCGGTCGGTTCTTTTTGAGTATTGCTGCCCGCCCGGAGGTCACAGACTGCAAATCGACACCTGGGCCAACACTAACTCGGCGGCGGCTCTTGCCGGTCTGATTGAGCCGGGGCCTTCGATTGCCGAGCAGTACACCGAGGGCGTTATCAAAAAGATGGCCGGGTTCGGGTTTGTCGAAAACATGAACCTGCCGACCGTTACATGCGGAACTCACGCGGGCTATGCAACCGCAGTTGTGAGCGGTTCGGGTCAAACCGGACCCTACCTTCAGACACGAGGATGGACAGCGAACAGCAACATCCTGAACGGCGGGGAAATCTTCTGTATAGGTGCTGCGTCAACCGGAACCGGAATTGGAAACGTGTACGGCGTAAACCCGGACAATCAGGGAGCGCTTGCCTATGCACAAAGGTTTGTCGTGAACTCGTTCGCCCTGCAAGGTTCGGATCAGACCGGGTATGTATTGACCCCGACCGCCGTTACCTCGGATGCGAACGGAAACGCTCTTATTCCGATCAGTCCTTCGATCATCCCGATTGGCACGAAGATAGGGAACGGCACGGTTTCGGCGTCTCCTGCAGACGGCACGCCGCTCATCCTTCTTTCGGGTGCGGCAAACGAGTCTCACAAGATCAATATCGCCTACCATCCGAAAGCCTTCACCCTTGCCACAATCGACCTCGAAGTTCCCCCGTACATCAAAGGGTACAACACCAACACGGGAGATTCCGGGATTGCGGGAAGGTTTTTGACCGGCTATGACATGAGAAACGGTCAGTACATCAACCGTTTTGATGTTATGGGCGGGGCGCAGCTTTTGAGGCCGCAGTTTGGCGTGCGAATCGCTGAGTAGCTTCGGCTGGTTAAGATTTGTTCGACACAAAGAAAAGTAAAGGAGTCTCACCATGTGGGATGTAGATACCGGAAACATAGATGGAAAAGTCTACGGCAAGTCCGGAGACAAAACGGCTCATTTTGGGACGCCGCCTTCGCCTCAACGGTCAAACCCGATGCAGGCGATGATAGGGGCGCTTCCTTTGGGGACCCTTTTGACGGCTGCGGCCAATGACGGGGCGCTTGCACTCGCAGTTACCGCCACAACCACTGCCGGGAATATTACTTTCGCCCCGGCCGTTGCTACCGATTTTGTCATGGCGGTAAGCAAACCCACCGCTAATGCGGGTTACGGGATCGGTGGCATCGTCGTCCCTTCGGCTAATACAATTAACTTGGTTGCCGCCAACCCGACTGCAGCCAACGTCACACCGACGCCGAATGAAACTGTGTCACTGGCTATTTTCCGTGGCATGAACACTATTACCGCGAACCTCACGCCGGCGAACGTCGCGGCGAACTCGGTTATGGAGCAGGTCTTCACCGTTGGCTCGGCTAATGCTGTCGGAATTCCGATTGTGAATGCGGCTGGCCAGCTTGTAGGCGCGAACGTGTCAACTGGTGGAACGGGCTATTTGGTCCCTCCAACCGTCGTGTTCAGCACCTCAAACCTGACTGGGCCTCTTCTGCCGTATCCGAACATTTTGACCGGCACGATGAGTGGGGCGGGCGGGGAAGCTATCCCGGCTTATGGAACTTATCCCGATCCTAGCGGTAGTCCGGTGACCACCGTAAAAGCGACCCTAGCCAATGTCGTTTTACCCACTGCGATTGCCCAAGTTTACGGTGGTGCGGTAATCGGTATCCAGGTGACTTATTCCGGGCAGAATCTCCCGACTTCGGGTCTTACGATGTCCTTTGTCGGCGGGAACACGATTTCTCCTGGCATGATCTGCCAAGTAAACGCTGCCAACTTCACGGCAGGGAGCGGAATCGGAAACGTGCGGGTAGTTGGGAACAATCAGGTAGGGATTACCTTTTTCAACCTGACCGCCGCCGCTGTTGCTCCTTATGCCGGGAACTACACTTTCTTGGCGCTCAATTCCATTCCCGCCATGAGCCAGTTCCAGGAGGTAGTGGCAAACCTGGCGGCCCCTTCCAACATAAGCGCCAACGTCAACACTGCCGTTGCTATCAATGTCCCCGGTATTGCCAGTGATACGATGCTGGGTGTAGCGGTAGCGACAAACGCTAATATCGTGGTTTCGCCTGGGGTATCTAGCGCGAATGCTTCAAACTTCTCCATGTATGGCATCGTTGCTGCCAACTCAGGGGCAGGGGCCTACACTTTCACGTTTTTAAGGTCTTTGCCTCAGCCGCCGATGTTTGTGTACTCAGTCTACCTGACGCCTTCTGCGGTTGCAAACAACACAACGGCCGAGCAGATTTTCACCTTGCCTGCGGCCCTTCTCGTGGCTGGCAACCCGGTCCTGGTGAACAAGCCGTCAGTAACCAACGGCATCAGCATCGTGAACGCGCGGGCTAACTCTGTGAGCACCTTGGGGATTACTTTTATGAACCAGACAGGCGCTAACGTGACACCGCCTGCAGAACAGTATCTCTTTGCGAGTTTCCCTGGCCTTATCCCGACCATTGGTACATCGGGAGCTAACTCGATAGGTTACGGTTATTCGAGTCAGCTTTGCGGAATCACCTGGAACCAGATCGTGAACCTTCCAAACGAACTCCAGCAGACCCTTGCTCAAAAGGGGTACATTGCCGGTGCGTAACAGATTGGGGCGGTCCCGACCGGGGCCGTCCCTCTCCATAAGGAGTAACCGTTATGGCCTATAAAGGTGTAGCAAAGGATTTGTTCAGTTTGGGTGCGAACCAGACGGCGAACCGTGCGCTCGCAACGCAGTACCAGAATAACAACGATCTGCCGATGCTGGTGTCCCTTACGCTCACGGCAGGCGGGTCGGCCCCGGTCGTTACGGTGGCTATGGGCTCGGTTTCGGGGTCCCTCACCACGGTTCAGACGAACACTTTGCCGGTCAGCGTGGCGAACCCCGTTCAGTTTATCGTACCCGCGGGGATGTATTACATGGTGAGCGCGACACAGACGCCCACAATCACTATTTGGCAAGAACTTGTATAAAGGAGAACCTGCCGCATGAAGGTAAAAAAGGTCGTCTTTACGTTGAACGTGGACAATTACTTGCCCGATCTGACCGAAATCACCCTGCCGTATCTCAAGGGATGGGCGGATAAGATCGAGGCCGATTTCCACGTGATATCGGAGCGCAAGTTTCCCGATATGCCGGTCACATACGAAAAGTTTCAGATTTGGGACTTGGCGCACGGTGAATTCGCGGATCGGGACTGGTTTATCTATTTGGATCTGGACGCTTTAATTCATCCAGATTGCGCCGATTTCACGGCAGCACTTCCGAAAGATACGACCTGTTCACACGGGACGGACTTTACTCCGAACAGATTCCGGCCCGACAAATACTTTCTTCGAGACGGCAGGTTCTTCGGTAAAGGCAACTGGTGCGCCATATTTTCCGATTGGTGCCTGGATTACTACCACCCCCTTGACGATATAACGCTTGCAGAGGCGGTTTCAAACATTTTCCCGACTCAGGACGAGCGGAACTTCGGTATAACGGCAGAACACCTGATTGATGACTGGCTTGTCAGCCGGAACATCTCTCGATACGGTCTCAAACACGGGATCATTCCGAAGCTCCTGGAGCATTACAACCGGGCAGAGGGTCACTTGATGCACCATTATCTCTTCCCGCCAAGATGGAAATGTCTCTGGCTTTTAGAGGCTTTGCGCGTCTGGAACTGCATCACGGAGGCCGAAGAAAACGTGCGGGTTTCAATGCTGCTCGTCAAGTGGGGTATGGACCCGGCACAGGCACAGCACATCATTGATTTCGTTAAAATCCCTCAGCCGCAACCAAACGGGCAGGCGGCGATGCTTCCGGAGAATATGTGGCATCAAGCGCGATGGAAACAGGCTATCATGTGGATGGGCGCGGATTGGGGGAGGGCGGTATGAGATCGCTTCTTGAGAACGAGAATCTTCAAATCGACATAACGGGGCGCTGTCATCTCTCATGTTCGTCGTGTCATCATTTCTGCGGTCATTTTAAAAAGCCGTGGGATATGACCATTGAGCAGTTCGAGAAGGCGGTTGACTCAGTGGAGGGTTTCCCCCATCAGATAGGTCTACTGGGCGGGGAACCTCTCCATCATCCGCATTTTGAGCAACTATGCGAGTATTTGCGAACCAAGTTCCCGCGTGAGAAATGTAATCTCTACACGGGTCTCCCTCCCGGAAAGGAACATTACCGGGAGATTATTGTCGAGACCTTCGCCAATATTCTTATAAACGACCACAGCAGAAGCGACATTCTTCATGCCCCCATCCTTGTCGCATCGGAAGAAATGCCGTTTGATAAGTGGATGAAGGATTATAAAATCTACACCTGTTGGGTTCAACGGGAGTGGGGGTGCGGGTCCGTTGTGCCTCATGGAGCCTTTTTTTGTGAGATCGCTGCGGGCCTCTCCATGCTTTTCGGAAAACCCGGAGACGGCTGGCCGGTTGAGCTCGGATGGTGGCAGAGATCGCCTTTCGAGTTCAAGGAGCAGTCCGAGAAATGGTGCAAACTCTGCGGCGCGGCCTTTCCGATGAAACGGCGCTTGGATTCGGAAGGAATAGATGACGTGAGTCCCGGAATGTTGGAACGACTTGTTAAAATCGGCTCTCCCAAAATCAAGGCAGGCAAGTATGCAGTTCACGATCTCAAGACCTTCAAAGGGGATGCCTGTCGACCAGAAGCAACGTACAAGGACCAAGTTTCAAGAAACGCTGCTGCCGCAAGGTACGGACTTTGGCTTTCAGACAATGAACGGCACTATAACGAACCGCATCTTTTAGCATCATGGAGCAACCCATGCAAACAATGACCTTCGACGATGGCGCGGAACTAAAAGGTCCGCTCGGACTCAGATCGCCAAGCGATGCCGTTTTCCCGGCAGTCATAGCCAACTCCACGGCGGTATCGGCCACTATCCCATCGGGAGCAACCAAAGTTGTTATGGCCGCAACCGGGGGCAATGATTTCTGGGTGCAGTTGGACAAGGCGAGTTTTAGCATACCGTCTTCGAGCGCGAATGCTGCCGGGGCCGGGCCAATGCTCAATCCGTCCTGTTTGGGGGTCCAAGGCCATGCCAATGTATGCGTGAACTCTTCGGCTAATTGTACGATTAATCTAGAATTCTATTCATGACGGAAGGGATGATCCAATGACACGGACAAAAAAGTCCAAAATGGTGAGAACGCTGAAGGCCCCGAGGCTTCCCGGAATCAAGGGACCGAAGTTGGGGGAAAAGAAGACTTCAAAAAAAAAGACGGGAAAGAACCCCTTAATGATGGGCAACCCGCTGTTGTAGGAGAGGAAAACCCTATGGAAATCCATCAGGAAAAGTTTCCAACGCTTCCGCCCGTTGAAGTGAAGAATGATCCGAAGGCCGCGCACAACCAGACTGTAGCACATCAGCAGGCGTCTATACCGCCGAAGGTCTTCGCTGAAATCGGCAAGAGCTTGGACCCAAACGAGGTAAGGGTCATTCCGCTTCGACCGGGACCGCTTCCACCTGAATTTGCCAAGTTTCCGAAGTTCATGTGGCACACGATGGAAGCACCCAAAATCGTGAACGACGAGCAGGAATTGGCAGACGCCGTAAGGGATGGGTATCTAACCGAGAAACCAACCGTGGACGACATCGACAAGGACGCGCTAAAGGAAAAGATCAAGCAGACCAGGGCATATCTCAAGCAGCTTGAAGCGACTCTTGCCTCTGCCGAAAAGAAGTAAGCTATGGCGACCAGCGGACCATATAAAGTGATGGACATCATCTGCGACGCTATGAGCCAGATCGGAGCAATCCAGGCCGACGAAGCGCCTCAGCCGTTTGAGCAAAACCTGTGCCTGCGGCGGTTGAACTTTATGATTGATAGATGGAGCTCAATGCGGCTTGTGCTCCGGTCCTACACCTCATTTAATTATCCTCTGACCGCAGGGAAATTCTCTTATACCGTTGGCCCCGTAGTCGGGGTTGCCGATTGGGTAGGAGCAAAGCCTTTACGGATAGGTGGGGGGGCTACTATTCAGGATTCAAGCGGTACAAAATATCCGGTAGATCAAGTTACGAAAGCCGAATGGGACGAATATACGGATCAAGCCATTAACACAAACCGGCCCGAGTCGTTTGTCTATGATCCTGGGGCTGCACAGCAGGGAGTTACAGGGCAGGGAGTTGTTAATCCGAGCATCGGGACATTATTTTTTTACATGACCCCGGACAGTTCCCAGTCATACACTTTCTTCTTTGAGGCCGATTGTTATTTGGTGGAGTTTACAAGTGTAGATCAGACCGTGACCTTCGAGAGTGCGTATTACGAAGCTCTTTACTTTGGACTTGCTGCTCGTATCTTTAGGGATTTTAATGAGCATCAGAAAACCATCCCTGATGATATTGTTAAAATGGCCGCCAGTACATTGAGAACAATAAAAGAACTTAACGCCAGGATGGTAGTCGCTCGCGTGGAGTCACCATCAACAGGGCGCGGGGGGGTCTATAACATTTATGATGACTGTTATGTAGGGGGCAACCGATGAAAAGAACACTCTTCCTTGCAATCTTACTTCTGATCTTCTCTGGCCTCGTTTCCGCTCAACAAGTCCCTCAAACGCCGAATCTTAAACTATATCTCCCGCAGGCGGGCAATCAGAACGCGTGGCTCTACTATAATTACAATGCGAACATTCTCGACACTGTTGGACTGTCTCCAACCGGCTTTGTTACCCCGCAAGAGTTTGATCCTTTGTGCGGAACATCGTCATCACATGATTGCACAAATGCAATGAACGCTGCTGCTGCAACGGGCAAACAAGTTTACTATCCTGCGGGATTTTATGGCTTTAGCACTATAAACGCCTGTCGAAT